TCGGTGCGTCTTGCTTTGCCTGTTGTGCGATCTCTTTCGCACCGGCTCTCAGCGCGGCTCTCATTACATTGCGCTGCATTTTCTCAGGAAGCGTCGATAGTGCCTCGTCAATCTCTCGCAGCCCGCTGACCGAAAAGTCGTCAGACTGAGTATTCATCACAAATCATTGACCAGCCGAGTTTCTTGCCGATCACCGCAAGCGACATGATTTGAAGATAGCGTCCGTCATCAAGACGAACTCTCATATCTGTCGTGACGCCCGAGACGTATCGAGTGGTCACGGTGATGATTCGAGTCATCGTTCGTAATCGGTCGATGACTTTTTCCGTTGAATTGACCTCTCGAACTTCGGCCCACACTTCCGAGAACGTAGACCACGAAGTCACTTCCGCGCCGTATACATCTCGCGTGACGCTTTTTTGTTCAATCGTCACGCGACGATCAAGCGATCCCGCTCTCATCAGAATCCGTAAACTTTATAAGGCTGGAGCAACGCTTCGACGCCAAACGGCACCATCGCAACACCCATGCCGGGACTGAGAATCGCCGACTCTCGGTTCGCGTAGTAACCGCCGACGAGCAACTTGATCGCCTGTCGAATCGGCTCTGGCACCGATCCCGGTGCGCTCCCATAGCCCGCTACAAATCGCACCACAATCGGCGAGATGCGGTCGTAGGTATCCGGCCACTCGTATCCGTCGGCGAGATGAATCGCAGTCGGGTTTCTTGATACGTCGATCTCGTAATAACTCGACGAGAGCGTCTGAAGCGCGTTCGTCGTGTCGTAATACTTAACGCTCGTAATTGACTGCACCGGATTTCTCGGAAGCAAAATGCCATTCCCCGAGTGAGGCCAATGCGAGAGCGTCATGTCATAGGTCTGCGAGATCAGCGACAGTCCGGTCGTCACCTCAACGTAGGCACGCGCCGCGAGAATGTAGTCTGCGATCAAGCCGTCTTCGGTCGTTGAGTCGATTCTGCATTGTGCTCGCGCCTCCGCGATGGAGACGGGATCAACCGTTGGTGCGGTGACAAGTTGCAGACCGTGTTTCATTTCACTTGTTCTCGGGTGCTGATTTCTTCGCCTTATTTGCTGCCGGTCGCGAAGCCTTTACTACTGGCTCCGCATCATCGGAAGGCTTCGCCCACTTCTCTGAGATCGCGAGTTCCGCGCAAGCCGCTGGAACGTCAACCGTTTGGCCGGTTTCATACCGAACAACGTCGATGCCTTCGTAGGCAAATGCGAAGGAGCGAGTGACAAAAATCTTCATGTTTATTACCTAAAAGAAAAGGGGCCATCCGAAGATGGCCCCTCCCCTTTGTGGACGATTGGGAGTGAATCGTCCGATTAGGCCGCCGCGAACTTCACAACCTTGATCGCTTGCGAGTCGAGCAACATTCCGCCGACGCGCTTGGTGGTGTAGAAGCCGACGTAGGGCTTGTTCGAGTACGGGTCGCGAAGCGTGCTGACGCCGACGCGATCCACTACGCAATAGCCCGCCTTGAAGTTACCAAAGGCAATCGAAAGCGAGTTTGCCGCCTTAGCGGGCATTCCTTCCGCTTCAACCACCGGATAACCGAGCAACGTGGACGGCTGACCGGCACCGAGGCCCGGCGCCCAGATGTAATTGTTCTGACCGTCCTTAAACGCACGCACTTCGGCGAGGATCGCCTTGTTCGTCATCCACACCGCACCGGCACGATGACCGGCCTTCAACTTGTAGATGAGCGAAACGAGCACATCGCCCTTGTTGCTGGCAGCAAAATCGCCCGCAACGCCGGTCGCAACGTGCTCCAGAGTGCCGTCCGCACGCGAGCCGTCGCCCGTGGCGGCGGTCGAGTACGTCAAAAAACCCTTCGGCTTGTTGGTTCCGTTGCCGTTGAGGAACGCATCGCCCTCGGCATAGGCAAACTGAGTCGCAACGGACTCGGCCATCCACGCCTCGACGTTGAAGAAGATGTCATCGAGCGCCTGCTGCGTGACTTGCGGGTTCGCGTACAACTCGCCCATGTACGCCGCACGCTCGGCGAGCGTCGGCGTATTGGTCGCGGTGCGCGAGTCCGCCTCGCCGACCCAGCCCGAAGCCGTGCCACGGAGGTCGATCAGGCGCTTGTAATCGCTGGTCGAAACCGAGACCACGGTTGCAGCCTGACGCATCGGCGAGATGTCCACCAAGAGCGACTGAATCGTGCGGTCGATTTCTTCCGGCACGGCATAGCCACCGTCGGCGGCGGTCGTAATGTTCACGGCCTTGCGCTCAACGTCGCGAAGACCCGACTCGACGCCCTTACGCACGAAGGCGTTAAAAGCCGCCTTGTGCTCGGCCTTCGCCGGATCAACGTCGGCAGCAGCGCCGCCTACGGTTGCGCGAGCCGCCTTCTTCACGGCGTCTTCGGCCACCTTCTTTGCGGCTTCGGCGGCGTCGATAGCGGCGCTTGCCTTCTCAAGAGCCTCTCGGCGCTCGGAGTCGGCACGGTGCTTGTAGTCACGGTCGGCGGCGCGAAAGTCCTCGGCGGACTTAGCAAGCGCCTCGACGGCAGTTTTGATTTCAACAGACATGAGAAAACCCTCTTAAAAAATAGTTTTGCGGTTAGCCAGCGAATGCCGTGCGTGCCGCCTCGATTGCTTTCAGCAGTTCCAAATCCGACTCATCAGCAACGTCCCGCTGCTCCGAATCGAACCCGTGCGAGGCGATTTGCTTCGCAGCGGTGCGAGAGAATCCAGCGTCCCGCAGGAACCCCTCAAAATCTCTGCGCGTCTTGATGTCCGCGCTTTTGGCTACGGTGATCCGCGCCTTATCGTTTGCCGGGAATGTCACGGGTGACACTTCCCACAAGTTCACATCGGTGAGAACTCGCGTGTCGGTCTTGTCGTCGAACTCGGACTCGACGGTCGAATAGCCAATCGACAGACCCGAGAGCGCACCCATCTTGATGAGTTCCAGCGCCTCGCGACCGCGCTGCGTGTCCGCGAGTCGGCCCTTGACGTAAAGCCCTTTGGCGTCTTCGCGCATCAACGTCCAGACGCCAATCGGCTCATCGGCGTTGTGTTGCCAAAGCATCGCGGGCATTCGCTTCGTGTCGCTTGCGACTTCTAGCGTGCGAGTAAACGCGCCTTTTACGACCACATCGCCATACGAATCGACGTTTCCAAAGATGGAGCCGTACCCTTCAATCGTTCCAGACTCATCGACCGCTTTGATTTCGGCGGCGATTCGCAGTTCTTTGATTTCCATTTTTAGCCTTGCTCCGTGTCGCGGGCCGTGGGTACGCCCGATAGGTTTTTTCAGTCGGCGGCTGTTTCGTCGGCGGCGCTATCGTCGATTCGATCCAACTGCGCCACCTTTGCGCGACTCCACGAATACCCTGCATCGCCGCCCCATAACGCCCACGCAATACGTCCAGCGCTCGGGAAGCCATCCTCGCCGGGGTTGAATCCTTCAGCATCTTTGTCCACCTCATGTCGTGCGAAATACGAATACATCCGTCGCACGGTGCTCGGGGAGAGTTCCTCGGCGTTCAAGATGTCTCTGGCGCGAGCCACGCCGACCGCCGTGCCGCCACGATTGAATTCGTCGCGCCACGCGAGTCCGCGTTCTGCTTCATCCTTCATGCCCGCATTTGGCGAAAGATCGACCTCGGTGCCGAGATACATTGCTTTCGCTGCGCTAGACGGTAATCCCGCTGGCGTCATGTTGAGCGGCTGGAGGTACACATCGCCGTTCGAGATCGCATTCAAGTTCTCAAGCGCCCGAATGTCGTTCGCTGAGAGCCATCCCCAATTTCGCCCAACGGCGTATGCGGCATATCGACTCTGCAAATCGCCGCGTGTCAGCGCATCGAGGTTGAATTCACAGAAGTATCGACGCGGCGCGGTAAAGAGCGCACGCGAGATCGCCTGCTCCCAATTCACCGCCCACGGTCGAATGCAATGCGTGGTGAACTCGATGCCTTGATGTTCGATATTGCTAAAGGTTGAACGCTCAAGATCACCGATCAAGTGCGCTGGAACGCCGAATAATCCAGCGATCTCTGAGCGAGTGAATTTTCTCGTCTCTAAGAACTGCGCGTCGTCCGCCGTCATCGACAGACGCTCAATCGTCAGTCCATCTTCGAGCACCGCCGTCTTGCGTGCGTTCGATGACCCGCTGAAGGCGTCCTGCCAAGAGTCGCGCAGTCGCTGCGCCGCGTCTTTTCCAAGCGGTTTTGGCGACTTGATGACGATGCCAGGAGTGGCGTCATTTTTGAATAAGCGACCAGCGTATTCTTGCGTGGCTTGTGCGAGGCCGATGATGTCTCGCGCATCGCTGATAATAGATCGCCCAACAATTCCGTCTGACGAAAGAGAGCGAATGTGCAAAATTTCATCGCTCGGAAAATCTATATATTTCCCGTTGCCTCGCTGATAGCGATAGACGAGCGACATATCATCGAGTTGTAAAACCGTCATCCGATCTGGATGTAACGGCAGCAACTCGAGTGCAACATCACGGTCTGCCCAGACGATCATTGCGTAGCAGTTGCCGCGCAAGCACAAATGAAACTGCATCATCGCTCGGAAGTCGAACGCGGTCTGCCACGAATTCGGCTTGCTATGGAGCAATTCGTATAGCGTATGATCCTCTGCTCTGCGCTTGCCGGTTTGCGTGCGCTCGTAAACGTGCAGCGGTAAACTCGCCATCGTCCGCGCAATCACGTTGATTGCTGCGTGAACGGCAGCGACTCGCATGGCCGATTCCACCGTGACGGGAGCGCCCGAGACGGATTGCTGGCCCATAAGTGCCGAGCGCAAAATTTGATCCGGCGTGGACTTGCGCCCAAAGAGTCGGTCGAATAGTGCCATCAGATCACCGTGAGTCCTTGCGTTTCGTATACCGATGACTCGCCGCCCTCGACGGATACCGAGGCTCGCGCCATTGCCATCAGCAAACAGACCATGCCGTCGATCTTGTCGGCACTTCGTTTTCGATCCGGTTTCAGATTTAGCGTCTCGTCCTTGCGCGGCACCAAGTTCGCCGCGTTCCAAGTGAGCACCGGATCATCGCCGTGGTGTAAATTCCCGCCGATGTACGCTCGTTCGAGCGCCTGAAAGCCGGGATGGAAAGATCGAGCGCCTTGGATGAACTGCACCATCGGCAGTCCCTCCGCAGTCAAGCGATTCACAAGATCGCTGGCGTTCCACGGATCAAACGCCACCTCGACCGGCTTGAACCGCTCAAAGTCCGCGAGAATGTCCTGCTCGATGACGGAGTAGTCCGTCACATCGCCTTCGGTCTGTTTGATATGACCGCTCGCGACCCAATTTGCGTATGGCACCGACCCGCGCTCGGTGCGTGAAAACACCGCGCTCTCTGGCACCCAATAGCGACCCCAAGTGAAGAATGTGTCGCCTTTCTTCCAGACGATTCGCCACGCCGTCATGTCGCGAGTCGAGGCAAGATCGAGCGCGGCCCAACACTTCGCCCCGACTAACTCATCGAGGTTGACCGCCCCGCCGCAACGCTTCCATTTCGGAAGGTCGATCCACGCGGTCGCTGCCGCCGACGGTCGATTAAGTCTCTTAATCCTAAACTCGCTCAACGCTCCCGGCAGTTGCTTTGCCTCGACGGCATATTCGCGCAACTTTTCGAGACTGACGCTCACGCCGAGCAGCGGATTCGCTTTGATCCATGCTGCCTCGTCGAAGTCGCCGTCGTCCTCGTCGAGTGCGTAATAAAGTGCGAGGAAATGGTCAGCCTCGACGATGCCGTCAAGCACTTGCCATGCAAAGAGCCGCACCTCTGACCACGGCCCCGAGTTCTCATAGCCCTCGGTGGTCGTGAATAGAAAAAGCGGGTTCTTTCGTGCGCCCGTCGCCGAGCGCAGCACATCAAAGAGATCGCGAGTCTTATGCGCGTGCAATTCGTCAAAGCAGAGCGCCGACGGATTTAGACCGTCCTGCGTCGAGGCTTTAGCGTTTACCGGACGGAACGTGCCGCCCGTTTCATACCGCGCAATCGCGTTCGCAAATGGCTCCAG